TCTTTGTTTATCTGGCCCTGTGCAGCAGCCGTCTTTACAGGATCTGGCGGAGCCGGCGGACTCGGTGTCTTTTTACCCATCGAAATTCACCCATTTTTTAGCTGGCTCACAATACAAGCCATACGTAATTGCTGTCGCGCCATCAGCCCCAGCGAATGGGTGCGCGCCCTCTTGCCGAAAACCGATGCCCGTTAGTAATTTTCTGCATCGCTTGTTTTTCTTGGTGGTGATTGCCGACAACCGCTTAACTCCAAGCTGGACGAATGGATAAGACAGCATCGCACTGATATTACCTCGTGTTGCCCACTTGGGCGTCGATGCCGCAAACGATATTTCAATATCACAGTCCCGAAAATTATTATAGATGGCAACAGCCATAATTTCATCTCCACCCTGGGCAGTCACGCCAATCGCCGTTAGCGGGCGCTGGAATGGCCCAACACCGGGCGCTCTCGCCTCAGCCCATAAGGCCAGTTCTTCATCCCGCCCAAAGATTAGCGTAGTCAAATCGCATTACCTTGCTGCCAAATCATGTCGTATGAGTTAAATTTTATCTCTAGCTGACTAGCCCCGTGTATCGCAGGGGATGCGGCCTCACCAATTCCGGTGACCGTAATCCAGCTTGCCACTTGGGCCTCTCCACTCCAGTAAGACGCATCCCATTTTGACGAATCCCAAAGCGCGCCAGCAATGACAGAAGGCGTCGGAACCGATGTCGGCGTCTGGTTGTTGAAATTGAGATTCAAATCAATGGCAAAACTGGGCGATCCATTCGACGTAAAGTGCGGGCGGCAGAGCGTGAACAGCTTCTGGCTACCCCTTGAGCCGTAATACGAAAATGCTGGCAGCACCTTCCAGTTGATGTTTCCATCGTTGTCCGTAACCCCAGTATCCGCCTTATAGATAATGCCGCCGTCTTGCCCGCCAAAATACAAGTCCCCATTAAACAGCGCCCAGCACGCCGCATTCTGCCCCGTAAATTTGCACCACGCGCCGGTCTGGTTGTTCACCACGTACTGGACGGCTGTTGTTGTGCTTAGCGGGATGTTGAACAACTGGTATGAGCCCTGAGGGTAATGCAGAGATTGCCAGCCGAAATTATCACCATAGCTGCGCACAGAGCTTAAAAACTCATTCTGAATATTTGCGGAGATTGCCGCACCACTCGCGCCGACTTGATCGATAGGCAGGAACGTCTCCAGAGATATTGCGCCATCTTGCGTCGTAACGATTAAGTCAGCGCCGAGCTTCTCCAGGCACCGACGCCCTATTGGCTTGCCTATGCTAAATACACCAACCAGACTCCATGCGTCAGCCGAACTCGGATCGTTTCCCGAGTACAGAATAACTTCACCCTCGGATGTTACTGCCACAAAGATATCATCGGGACCAGAGCCGCCGTCTCGCGTCCACGAGCCGATAGCCATCAAATAGCCGCCCTTGCGACACAATCCGCTTAGATCGAACGTCGCTACGGTTCCCGCGACAGATACAACTGGCAGATAGCCAAATGTCAGGCTTTCTTTGAAAACAAAGAACAGACGGCGCTGATGCGTCGTTACGTGAATGATGTTCGCTGCTGTTACGCCACCTAGCGTGGGAGTCACAAACGCTGAGCCGTTGTAATAAATGGGAGCGTCGGCCCCGTTTACCATGAACAAGAAGCTGCCGCCCGATGTTCCCATCATCGTCGTCTGCCACCGGGCATTACTTTTACCGGTAGCAATAGACGTTGAACCGCCGGCGGCGCTAGAGTCATAAATAACACCGCCAGCCGCGCTGATTAGCTTACGTGTAACCGGGCCAGCGTACTCTACTAGGGTTTCTACGGCTGCGCTGCCATTCCCGGTACTGTGCGATGCGAACCCGCTCCGCAAGTCACAGCTCGTCAAGTTGGGGAACATATTTTCCAGCGACACCGCGAAGTCTTCGGGCATGTTTGCCAGGGAGTCACGGGCATTCCATCCACGCACTGGCGGCGGGATATTCACGCTTTGCGAGGTGGTAGATCTTTGTGAATTATCTCGGATCGGAGTTAGCATCGTGCAACAGCCTTTTCACGGTTAGTGCTAGCCGACAGCCTCATACTCGGGAGGCACTGCCGGCGTTAATAGCGCCTTCTCCATCGGAGTCCATCCGGCTGCGAGTATGTTGTTCCTGATCTCATCCTCATTGGATTGAGCTGGCAATAGAGCATCCGGCGCGGTAATCGCGGCACCAACATTTGGCATATCAATACCGGGGACAGCCGGGGCGCTTGGTGGCCCCATTGGTAACGCCGAGTTGTTTCTGTGGTACCGGGCAAGCGCTGTCCGGTACGCATCGATTGGCGTAGGCATTACGCCCAACTGCCCTCTGGAATATAGACGCCACGCGTAGGCGTGAAACCAGCCATATCTAAGATTGGGCGTCCACCAGCACGGGATGTTTCCATCGCCAGCTTCTGCTCGTAAGAACGAAAGTCTTCGGAGTAATCAAGGCCGTTCTTCTTTTTGAACCGCCAGATAATTCCCATCTCCATCAAATGCTCATCAAGCACGCCCGTATCGGTATCCGCCGCCCATGCCGACTGATTAGCGCCAGCCGCCGACTGGCAGAAATACGTCGATTGGTACTCGAATACCCACGTATTGCCAGCCGACGGCGCAGGGTAAGCGTAAAGTTTACCGGCAAATATTCGATAACTGGCGTATGGCCCAGTAGCTGTTCTTGCCTTCAAAGCCTGCCACTCGATTGGCGACAATGGCCCGCGCACAGGCTGGGTTAATGTCCTATCCCAGAACGTCGAGCTAGTGATATAGCTAAATCCTGGCGCGAGAGTCGTCATAACGCCTTGCAGCTCAGCGGCCAATGACGTGTGCGTCACCTCTATCTGGGTTGCGGGCCACGAGAACCTATCGAGCAGCTCTCGCCCCTCGGTGTTCGACATCGCCAACAGCGTGCGAACATTCTGATCTGTTGAGCCGAACACCGCAGCGGGGCGCGACAGCCCAATCGAGTCGCACGAGTTCTGAACTATCGTTAAAAGTGTCACGCTGCGTCTTTCCTTGGCCTACCACGCTTGACTTGCGGGGTATCTTGCAGTTCTGCGATCCGACCATTTTGCGTGTCAATCAGAACCTTCATGTCAGCCATTTGTATACGCAGGGCCGAAATCTCTTCTGCGGCCTTATTTGTCTCGGCGTTTTCCAAATAACTTTTAGCCTTTTGGATCAACGCCAAGCCGCCCATACCCAGCTTCCGAATCATGTCGGCATTGGCTTCAGATAAGTCTTCAACCGTCCTGGCACCAGCTTCGTGACATGTCATAAGTTGCGCGGGCGTAACGCCGGGCCAGTTCTTTATGTCTAGTCCGTTCGCCGGAATCTCTAGGCCAGCCTTCCATGCGTCGTACGCCTGAATGTAATACGGCACCGGGCCTTGTCTACGCTTATCACCAAAGCGCCAGTCGTCGAGCAGCTTCGACGTAATAAATTTCGGCACACGGCTTGTACCCTGGCAACCAGTTGGTGTTAGGTACGCCATTTCAACATCTTTGTAAACCGGCATTCCCTGGGCAATGGATGCATCCCGATCTTCTTCGGCGCTTAACTCGAACTCGATGTAGCAGGGGCGCTCCTCATTATCACCCTGGCGGATTTCAACCATAAATATCTCCCGAGATTAAAATGGGGCACCCCTTTCAAGGTGCCCCGGTTAAAACTACGCAGCGGAGCCGTCATCCATAAATGGATACTGGATTTCAAACTCAGCAAGTCCGGTAGAGGGCGTACCAATAGCTGAAGCGCCCTTTGCCAGTTTCACTCTGTCGCCAGCAACAACAGCGTCGTCAATTTTGCCCGCCGTAGCAGTCGCATAGACTAAGCCGTTATCAGCATAACCAGCCAACACCGTGCCAACGCCCTTGCCATAGATCTGATACCAGCCGTACTGGCTGGCAACATTGATCGACATCGAGACGGCTACCGGGCCGATAGCATTTGCTGCCAGCAACGCGGTGGTGTTGTCATCCTGGTTAAACGTGACGAACGAACCGAGGAGCGTTGATGCCACTCCCTGGAGATAGATAAACATCCCAGCGCCATATGCAGTCGAGGCGACATCGTTAGCTTGCACGATTGTCCCTAGCACCTGATTCTGAGTTGTCGAGGTGTCGGCAATATTCTGCGAGCCGACAATAGGGTTTACTACTTGATAATCAGACATTATTTGTTTCCTTTAGATCTGATGGCCGCTAAGCCTTCAAAACACCTTGCAGAGATCGGTTACTGACAGTCATGTTGCCCTGCCAGATAATCGGCAAAACCTGCGCATCCTGGTTAACTGAGGACTTCTCGGGGACTTCCGTCCAATTTGCGTCACGATGGGCGCAAATACCGATGTAATCAGTGTTCAGGAAATAGGCGTGTGCATCCGGCATACCCGCCGCTAAGGAGTCATATACAACATCAGCCCCCTTGTATTTCAGCGAGGTTGTACCGGTTTTCAGATCAGTTGTGTTGGTGTAACGCTGGATTGACGTCTGACTGTTATCGAAGAACGTAAAATACGTGTCATCCATCACAATCAAATCAGGCTGATCGTTATTACGCGTCAGCGCCAACCATAGCGGGAGCATTAAGCTCTCGATAGTTGTTGCTGATGGCGTGATAGCGCCGCCACCCTGAAGTGGCGCAGCCGCCGACTGCAATATCGACTTCCAGAACGTGTATGTCGCGGAGTTAATGCCGCCAACCGTACCCGTTCCAGCGTCCGATACCAATGCCTGCAAACCGTTGATCTGGTTTGCTGCGGTGCCGTCACTATAGATGTCCACCGAGAAGTTATTACCGGCAGTCTTCATGGCGTTTTTCAGCTTGTTTTTGACAAGCTTAATGATGCCTTCCTTACCACTGTTCTGCCGAATTTCAAGGCCGCTGGCTACGACGTTAATCGCAACCTGCTTCCAAGCAAAATTGGCAGCGGTAAACACTTCAGACTGTGCAATATCCAGGGTGTCATAGCCACTATAGCGCTGGTAGGTGCCGTTCTCGGCATAATCCAGCGGGACTTGAATTTCCCAGCCTCCCGAGATGAGATCAACACGATCTTTCTCCGTCAGCCGCTGATGCAGCGCAGTGTGATTTGATACGTTATCCGTCACATACTTGTTCTTAAAGTGCCTGTATGTAATGGCCGAAATTTCTGTAAAGGAACTATTTGCTGGCATGATTTTTACCTAATTTTAGGCCGAAATGCGTTCATCGACTAGTGCGCCAATAAAATCATCCACATTCTTGGAATGAGCAACACTTGGCGGCAACGTGCCGGTTGATTGAATATTAGTTCCCCCTGCGCGACGAGCGCTGGCGGCAGTCTTCTTTGCCCTGGCTACTCGCGATGCGTCAGATTGCGCTCTGCGATCAATATCCATTTTCGACGAGACACCATCATTGGCCGCTGCGGCCATCTTATATGCCAAGTCGAGATATTGATCGTGAGTCAATCCGGGCTTACTAGTTTTCAATGAAACGACAATAGGGACCATTTCGTCATGGAGTTCTTCGTAAAACGGATGCTTTGACGCAAACTCATTTATAACTCCCGTAACGACTTGTCCCTGCTGCTGCAAATGCTGATCTTCCTGTCGTGCAATATGACCTTCTTGAGCTGCTATTCGCTGCTGCAAATCAACAATCTGAGGATCGCTAGGGGGAGCACCCCCGGCATTTTGTTGGTCAACCAAGTCAGATAAAGAATATCCGCGACTCTCGAGCAAGTGATTTGTGAAACCAAGCGGATCTCTTTGCGCAAAATCGGATAGAGACAGTAGCTGCTCAAAACCCTGGGCTACACTCATTCCGTTTACCGCAAATTGCTCCCGCCGGCTTGTCGCCACCTTATCGAGATCTTCGTAATACTTTCGCTGCTCAGCAACCTCCATTGTTTTCTTCGTGTAGTCGGCCTGTTGCTCCCTAACGCGATCTGATATCCATTTCTGGCTATCAGGCGGCAAGGTGTAAAATGCCTCACGATCTTTCGCCGACATAGATTGAGGCGCTGTAGCAACCTGAGAATCAGACTCAGCACTTACCTCGTCGGTTTCCGCCGATACTTCGACGGCCTCATCATGGGGTGCAGACTCATCTGCACGATCCCTAATCTCTTCTTCAGCCGGTGCCGACTCAACATCCAATGCCTCGGCTACGTCAAACTGCTCGCCGATAAAATCTCCGATAGATTCCTCTGCCGGCTCCGCACCAATTATTGCTTCGTCCGTCATATCTGCACCTTGCTGGTTACCAATCAATTTCGTGAGCCATCGCCTCTACTGCGCTATCGACGGCGCGATCAATCGCCTCGTCACGCTGCCGGCGTCCATTCTTTTTAACATCCTCAAGCTCGCCTCTCTCATGGACGCGACACCCGTGCTTCTCCAAATTCCTTTCGTGCTCACGCTTACCGTGAATAATATCTCCGCTTACCGGACACTCATACGCTGCGTAGTCAGACTGCACGTAAGCGCCTGGAACGCGAGACGAAGAGCGTAATGCAAATCTACTACCCTCCGTCTTGCGCCAGACAATCTTGTCATAATTTTGTTTATATAGGCTCATAGCAGAATTATTGCAATATATTGCGGGGATCTTCAGCCACAACTGTAGCCTCGGAAATCGCCGGCTCGCTAGCAACCAGCATCGTCGTGTCAGCTAAAGGCAAGTTTGTCGCCCCGAGAACCTCGTTAATTCTAGCCATAATCTCAGCGGCACGATTCAATGCCTGTCCTGGCTCAGTCAGTACCGCGTCACCACCCCCAAACTCGGACATGATAGTTTTCGCTAGCTCGACTTGCCGCTGTTTATCAGCCTCCATCGCCTCGAACTGCATCTTTTCACGAGCCATCAGCATATCTGCCTGTATTTTATTGTCAGGATTTGCATCCGGCTTCTGAACCTCAAACTCCTTAATCGCAATCTCGCGCTCACGCAGCAGTATTTCCTTCTCCTGCATCGCCAAGTCGGCTTGCTTGACTTGTGATTCAAGAGTCATCCTGGCTTGCTCGATCTGCATCTTCTGCTCAACCTCACGGGCCTTTATCTCCGCCTCTTGCTGCTCAATCTGTAGCTTCATCTGCAACGCTTCTTGCACGCCGCCAGCGCCATCCTGCTCGCCCTCTGCTGGCTCGCCTTCCCCAATCATATCCAGGGCATCCTCAACTTCGCGCCCAAGCTTGAATCGGCGCACAGCAGCCATAATCATCGACTTTGCTGCTTCAATCGGTAGATACCCAGCCTCGACTGCCGGCCCGGCGTCAGAAATAAATGCCGAGACACCCTGGAGCAGTTGCGTGATGGCTTGTTGATCGGCAGCGTAATTGCCCGAAATCGTAGAGTCCGTTTCAATATCCACGCGAAAGCTACGCTGCTTGTCGTCGCGCAATAATTGAATACACTCATCCCAGGTCGGTTTTTCAAGCAATTCAATCAGTTCTTTAGGGATTTCCGGTGGTGGCGGTTGCCCCGTCTGCTGGGCTTGCATAGCCATCTGTTGGCCCTGCGCAATAGTCATCTGCGCTTGCTGTTTCTCCTGAATCGACGGCAATTTAATGTCAGTCATCATCTGTAGCGACTCAGGTGTGAATTGCTCGCTGATAATTTCCGCTGCAATACGTATCAAATCCCGAGCATACCGCTGGATGTCACGGCGCGAGTCATCCAAGCGCATCGTGCCGAACTGCACTTTGAGCTGCTGCGCACCCAATGTTTCCATCGCCGCACTGCTGCCGCGCATAATGTCCGCAATGCCGGTTATCTCATAAATCGTTGTCTTGATCTGATCGCGCTGCTGGTAGAGCTGCCCAAGGATGCCGGCGATCTTTTCAATCGGCCACATCCAAATAGCATTAGCCAGTCCACCGGACTGCATTAGCGGCAAAACGTCCTGCGCCGGAAGCATCATGTTCTCGGACGCATCCATGATGTTCTGCATCTCGGTAATGGTGCTGTCGTAAATACCACGAACCTTGCACGCCGCAATAATTCCTGAAATCCGCACGGTAATATTGTCTAGCTCGTCGGCCTGATCTTTATAAAACCGGAACGGCTCTACCGGAATGAGACTGTCCGTGCTCTCCATTGCGTAGAGCGGGCGCGGCGTCGGGAAGAAGTTTCTCAGCTTTAACGGATCGTCCTCCGTCTTAAGCGGACGCTCCTTCAGAGTCTTGGAGATATAAATCACTTCTTTCTGGCGATTGCACCATACCTCCCATATCGTAGCTCGCTTGAACGTATCGGTTACTGGCGCACCATCCTTGTCTTCCATGCCCATCGGGGAGTAGTCGAGCGTTACGTCATCGCCCATCTTGTCGCCGAACTTAGATCTCAATTCGTCACGCGTCATCAAATGGCGGAACGCTATCCACTGAACCTCTTCCCACGTCCGTCCTGGCCCGCGGCGGAAGTCTGCCCAGTTTACGTGCTGAAACTTAACCTCTTCGCCTTGCAGAGATTCGTAGCTGTCGCCCGCCCCATCGTCCTCATCAGCAAACGCCGGGTTATATCGAACTCGAGTGATGCCCCGCCCGCATAGCTGTTGATCTTTAACAGCCAGACGCATGTATCGATCAAAGTCGCACTCGTCCATCGTGAATGACAAACACCGCTCAAGTACCTCGGATACCTCTTTGCCTACCGGGTCGGCATCACGGTAACGCCGCCTGACATCTGGCGACGGACTCTGGTTATAAAGCGTTGGACAAATAGTCTGGACGTTTGAATACAGGATGTTGAACCTGTTTGCGCCGGAGTAACGTCCAGGCTGGCTCGCGTCATTTTTCTCGTCCCGGTAGCGAGCCTCCACATCTTTAGCGCGTGTGCGCCAGCTAGCCTCCTGCTTGTCGGCCAAGTCCAGCTCGGTTACCCAGCGATTGACAACTCCCTCCGGCCCCTTGCCTGCATCGGCTGGCGTTTCCATCGTGCCATCGTTTGTATAATTGTTATCAGGCATAACCTTTGTTCTCGCTTGTCAGTGCGGCAATCATAGTTGGACTGCCGTCTTTTTCTTTTTCCGCTTGTCCGCGCCATGAAAGTCCTTGGCAACAGACTGGGGAATGCCCGCCTTTTTCGCGAAGCCTGGATTGTTTGCAGCCGCGCCATAAATTTGCGTTGTTGTTTGCTGGTGCTTGGCATTAGTTTCTCAATAACGCTCGGCGCATCTTTTCATCGTCTTTCGAAGCATCCGGCTCGTATAAACCTGATAAAACCCCTGCGCCAGCCGCACCGGCAAGTAATTTTGCGCTATCTTTCTTGGCTGGATCAAACTTGGCGAATTTGCTGCGGATGTTTTTAGGATCGAATACCGCTATTTCCTCTACTTTGCCGCCATCCTCTACTTCTACATGTGTAAAGCCTAGCTTTTGCAATTTCGCCGCTTCCTCTTTTGTCACTATCCACGGGAACTCCGGCCCTAAACCGTATCTGTCGCGCATTTCTTTTTGATTATATTCATCTATATAAAGAGGCGAGTCCCCGCGTATTTTTACGGGCATCTCCCGCGCCCCTTCAGTCTCGAAACTCACATTATGTTGCGATGCTGATGTTGATGGGTCAGGTCGAAAAAATATCGCTCCTTGATCGTCTATATTTTCTGGGCCACCGGGAATAAATTCACTAAAGTCCTTATCAGTCAGATGATACATGTCTTCGCCAAATCCCATATCCTCCGCCCGCTGCATTCGGCTTGCTTCGTCCAGAGGGAGTTCATCATCCAGCAGCTTATCGAGAAACTCAGCGACTGATGGCTCGGCTAGAATCTCGTCATTGCGTTTCAGGACTTTGGCGCGTCTGGCTAAGTCATCGAAGAGTACCATGTTGCGGGTGCCTTCTCCGGCTGCTCGACTTCCTTGATCGTAGTATTTGATGCCGGGGATGCCTGCCTCTTCTAGTGCTATGGCTGCGGATTCTTTGTTAGTCGTCGATCTTTCCAAATTAATTTTATCTAATCGCGATGATGGGATAATCATATCGTTCTCGTATGCTACTTCTAATACGCGATGCAATTCACCTCCCGTCATTTCCTCTGGAATATAGTTTATGCCGTACCGTTCTTCAAAAAGATGCCGCATCCCATCTTCATCGAGGGCGCGCATATATTCTTTTAACGCCTCTGGCTGCTCACTCAACGGCGCATCCCAATCCAGCATCTTGGCGATGTCTTCATCGGGGACATCTATTTCGTAGAGGAAGCTGCCTGGTTCAGTAGACAATCGTTCGAAATCGAATTGTTCAACAATCTCACGATCTTGTTTACTGCCTTTAATGTACTTATCAAAATAGGCAAGAGCGGCATTGCGATCATGTAACTGGCCAATATCCAAAGCCAACCCTGCCGGGCCGAATTTATCAACCATATCAGTAACTTCTTGCCCATCCAAAAATATAGACGCGCCGGTTGCTAACTTGTCCCTGTACAAACCCGCTACTTCGGGATTTTCAGCCACATAAGCTCCATGCCCGTAAGCCTGAGCGCCCTCACCTGTGCCTATCTTAGAGGGATCAAGTGCGTCAAATTTATGCGGGGAGCCTTGGTAGCCAATAGCTCCGGCCTGTTTGTTGCCAGGCGACCGCATAGCATTAGGCGCGGCATTGCCGCCTCGGTTCATCAGGTAAGCTAAGCTCGGAATTCCTGGAACCGCCCCCGCAGCCGTCAGCAAATAATTCATCCACTCCCGAGACTCGGGATCTTCTTTGTACATCTGTATGTCGCCTGCCACGCTGAGAGCGTCACTCAACAACGGAACGGTGGACGTGGACATCCCTAGGCTTTGCAGGAGATTCGCCTCGGGCCGAGGATCTCGATAAGCCCCCTCCCAATCCGGCACCGTGTCTCGCATGTGCGCTTGAGGCAAGCCGTTGGTAGTCTCAAACAAACCGCTGAAGCCGCCAGGCGGATACTGCACTTGCGGGCGTCTGCGCACTGGAAAACCCTGGTGCGGCCCCGGAGAATCCATGAACCGGGACGCCGGCTCCGGGTCGGACATCTGCGAGTCTGCCTCGCCATCCAGCAGGGCGCTTAGCATATCGCGGTTTGTAGCCATCAGTGATACGCCTCGGCTATAATCTAGTCATTGTGGAAAACAGATTCACCGCGTTTTAGGCGATCCATAGCGTGCCTAACTGCTTTGTCCATTATGCTCCTCCTTGTTTTTATATCTCCTCCATCAGCTATAAAAGAAATCTCTTCTTCAGTCAATGTCGGCACAATTGCAGGAATAAGCATTTCTTCCCCATCGATTTCTACGCCAATTGATTGCTCAGTCATGACGCGGCCATCTTTTGTTGGAATTTTCCCAAGGAACCCTCCTCCTTTCCGGGTTCCATCAACACGCGAACCATAGCCCGGACTCTGCGAGCTTTCTATTGGTACGCCGGATAGCGCATTCAACATCGGATTAGCCATCAGTGATACGCCTCGGCTTTCCGTCTACGAGTGCTGGCTTTGACTAGATCATTCATTGTCATTGTCGAGATTCCGCCAATCGTAATAATTGGATTCGTCTTTTTTATCTCAACATGCGGTGCATATGGCCGCGACATCAGTCCATACCTTGCCTCGTCAGCCGCATGGTCCTCAGCAGTCGTGTCTAAATCCTCCGGCCTAGACTTGTCATGCTGAAGACTAGGGACGGTGCGAATAAAGTCCGTGCACGTCGAGAATATATACATCATAGGTCGTTGGCCATGTGGATCACCCAGATCTTCACCTATCATTCTTGCACGCATCTGGTCCCAACCACCCATTGCACCACGACGCCCCACACGCTTGTTGTCCGCTCTGCGCCAGTTAATCCGCATCCGCTCAACAATAGATGGACCGCCATCCTGACTAAATGCAGCCGGGTCAATCACACCATAGCGTATATTATCACTGCCATCCCGATCTCTAATACCTTCAGCTACCTCTTCAGCAGTAAGCTTTAGACCAACGTCAGGCTTCGTAGCGCCACTCTGGTCCTTAGCGGCCCCATACCATTCACGATACCGGATAACCGCACCACGAGGTATTACCGAGCCGTCAGACAATGTATGCGTATCAGGACAGACTGCCCACCACCCAACACTGAATGGCTTCGCCGAACCCCAGTCACACGATCTAAATCTCATCCAATCATTCGGTATCTTAAATGGCCTGACAATATGCTTATCAGGCTCCCAGCAATCAAAGAATGCGCCATCAACTATTGTCCAGTCGCCATGCAGCCATGCCCGGACTAATTCAGCACTACCAGATTGGTACAATCGGGCAACATAGGATGGGTCAGACATCAATACCGGATTGTCAGACAACTTGGCCGGAATGAATACACGACTTGTCCTCACACGTTCACGACTAAATGGATTCTGGTAATCCTCCCAGATAATCTTATTGCCTTCAGGTGCTGGATCGATATATCGAGACTTAACCCATTGGTGACCCGGACCACCCGGATTACCCGTAGCGTGAAACTGAACCGGAACGCCAGAAGCTGACCTAAGTGTTGCACGCAATAGATTGATTGGCTCTGGACTAGACCAGTTGGTCAGTTCCTCAAAGAATAGATCAGTATAGCTATGACCCTGATAGTTCCGAGCATCCTTCGCCGACTCTAGATACTCGAATCGTAACCGTGCACCACCCGGAAACGTCCATTGTCGGTCTGCATACTTAGCGCCGAGAGGACCATAGATGTCACTACTCCGTGCTATCGCCTCACGTAAGTCTTCACGACTAGAGCGAAAGAAGATGCCTATCGCACCCTTGCCATGCTGGCTGGCCTTCAGTGCAAACTTGCCAAGTGCTGCATCCGTCTTACCACCACCACGACTACCACCATAGAATATCTCATCAGCCGGGCACGATAGAAACGCTGCCTGTTGTGCGCTGATTGGAGCCCAGGCAATCGGGCTAGCTGATTGGGACAATGTTCGACTCGTCGTCATTCAGCGCATCAATGCTAGCGTGTTGTTGCCACTGCTCGGCCCATTCTTCCGGCGTCATAACTTTATCGGTTACCACGGCCGTCTTGACCGTGCCACTTATAGCCACTTGCAATGGCAGCACCTTACCTAACAACCCCATGAATGGAGCCGGGTTCTCGCGGGCTTGACTACGCAGCCACGCCACGATGCCACCATTAGGCACAAGCTCATCACC